GAGCGTCGTCCCGAAGCCGACGCCAGGGACCGGGAAGGTGTTGACCTCCATGCTGTAGCCGCTGGCCGCCAGGGCGGGCTTCGAGTTGAAGGCCGAGACCATCGCATGGTGCAACGACATCTCGTCGCCGACGGAGCTGCCCAGGACCGCGACCGGGACGTCGACCGTGCCGCCGCCGCTGGCCGGCACCTGAAAGTGGATCTCGTAGGTCGCGGCCGGGTCGACCACGATCTGGCCGGCGCTGTTCGGCGCGAGCTGGTAGCTCACCCACCGTTCTTGTTCCGGCCTGGCCGTGGCCGCTGCCTGCAGCAGCGCAGGCGACAGCGTCGTCCCGGCGGTGCGGGTCACGATCGAGGCCGCGACCGTGATGTCGCCGCCTGGCGCGGTGACGTCGATGAAGGCCGACAAGTCGAAGACCGCGGCGTGCCGCTGCGCGCTTTCCAGGCCCGCGCGCACGCTCCACAGCTCCAGCCGGTAGCGGCCGCCGGCCGGCGCCGATGCGATCGACCAGGCGGTGCCCGTCATGCCGCTGGCCGAGGTCACGACGGCGCCCGTGCTGTCGCTGACCAGGCGGCCGGCGTAGCTGGTGCCGACCTCGGGCCCGATGTTGCCGGACTCGTCGCCTTCGAGGTTCTGGGCCAGCCGGTCGCGGTGCGCCCACGACACGGCGATCGGGAAGGTCGTCAGCTCGGCCGGGTAGGCCTGGCCGTTGATGCGCAGGCGGCCGGGGGCGTAGGGCCGGGCCGCCAGGCTGTCGCAGGTCACGCTGTCGGCCGGCGCGTCGGCCAGGGCCAGCTCGCCGCGACCGGTGCGCGTCAGCAGCTTGGCGCTGACGGTCTCGCCGTCGATGCGCTGCACGCCGTCCGTCGCGCTGTAGCCGCCCAGGAAGACCAGCCAGGCCCCCGCGGCGTGCGAGGCCGCCACGGTGCCCAGGACGCCGCGGCCCAGCGTCACGGCGCCGGTGCCGGTGTTGACGGCGTCGACCCGCACAATCTCGGCGTCGATCTGCGCCAGGTCGCCCGGCTGCACCAGATCGAGGTCGCGCGCGCCGGTCAGCGTGGCCGCGGTCGCTGCAGGTGCCAGCGTGCCCACCAGGCGCCCGCCAGGGGCCCAGGGGCCGCGCCCGCGCTCGACGTAGGCCTCGGAGCCGGTCTTGGTCATCAGGCCGAAGTCCTGCGCGTCGCCGGACGGCCGGACGGCCGCGGCCAGCAGGTAGCCGGCATCGGCAGGCAGGGCGGCCAGCTCGTCGGCGGTCATCTCGCGCGCCAGCTCGAAGCGGGTCGCCTCGCGCACGATGCGCGTGGCCGGCACGGCCGGCAGGCTCGACGGGTCGGTCCAGCCGCTGCCCTGCTGCGCGACGTAGGTCGCCGCCGGCAGGCCGAAGACGTCCTCGACGGCCTCGATCTGGATCGCGCCATCGCCCAGCGTGCCGGGCGAGACCGTCAGCACCCGCAGCACCAGGTTCGTGATGCCGCGCTTCGGCCACGTCAGCCGCACGACATGGCCCGGCAGCACCGCCCAGGCGGCCCGGTTGGCCTGCAGGCGCACGCGGGCCAGCGGCGCCGACCGCGATCGCAGGTCACGCATGCCCAGGCGCTGCGCCAGCGCGGCGGTCGGGATGCCGGGGTACTGCTGCACCGCCGACACGACCCCGCCCTGGCTGGCGATGTTGGCGAGGTTCTGCACCGTGATGGCGCCGGTCTCACCGGTGGCCGCGTCGACGTACTTGATCGTCAGCTCGTTGACCGCGTCAGGCACGGCCGGGCGCTGGTAGCTGTCGAGCGTCAGGACGTTGGACGGGTTCAGCTGCAGCAGGTCGTCGACGTCGTAGTCGGCCCGGATCGGCAGCAGCTCGAACAGGCCCGTCCTGCGGTTCTGCACGAGGTTCGCGCCGGCGTGGTCGGCCACCACCTGCACGAAGGCGTCGATCGTGTCCTGGCGCAACCAGGCCAGGCACAGGCCCAAGCCCTCGCCGTGGAAGGTGTCGGCGGCGGCGCGGAAGCTGGCGTCGTTGATGATGCCGGGGGTGTAGCCCATGCCCCACTCGGCGTTGGTCAAGCACTCGTAGATGATGTGCGCCGGGTTGGCCGCCAGCAGGCCGCCGCCGACGTCGATCGCGGCCTTCACCGAGTACCACGGCGCGTCCGACTGCCAGCCCCGCAGGATCCGCCGGAACTGCCCGGCCCAGGCCTTGATGTAGGGGTTGTTGGCGCCGATCAGGCCCTGGCGGAAGACCGTCCCCAGCAGGCCGCGGTACCCGGGTTGCGGTCCCGTCTGCACCGCCCCGAGGTAGGCGTTGGCGCCCTGCGCCGGCTCGCCCATCATCACGTCGAGCGCGCCTTGCAGGCCGCCTTCCTTTTCCTCGCCGCCGAACAGGTCGGGGGCCTCGATCCACAGCTGGCCGCTCGTGGTCATCGGTGCCGTCGAGGTCTTGGTGTAGGTGGTCGTGGTCTTGCCGTTGACCGTGGTCGTCGTGGCCGTGTACCGCTCGCCGGCCCAGGCGACCCGGTCGCCGGACGTCAGCTGCAGGAAGGCGTCGACCGGGCCCATGCACCAGACCAGGTGCAGGCCCATGTAGTACCGGAATCCGACCGTCTGGGTGCCGCCGCCGCCGCTCATGGGGTGATCCTTCCGCGGGCGATGTCCGCCGCGCGCTGGGCCATCGCGTCGCCGGTGGCCTCAATGACAGAAGCCGGCAGGCCCTCGCGCGCGAAGGTGCGCAGGTCGAGGCCGTGCCGGGAGAAGAAGGCTCGCAGGCCTGGCGCGCAGTAGCGCCGGCCGTCGACGCCGATGCAGTGCTCCAGCCGCACCAGGGGGTCGGGCTGGCCGGTCACTTCTTGCCGCCACTCTTGCGGATCGGCGTGCTGCGCAGGTCGCCGTACCAGGTCACGTTCGGCGCGTTCAGCCAGACGGTGCCGAAGATCACGGGGATCGCGCGGCCTTCCTCGGCCGTCGGAGCTTGGAAGTCCTCCAGCGAGGCCGGCTTCGGCGGTTCAGGCTTCGGCGTGAGGGCGCGCGCGACGACGGTCGCAATGATGAGGACGATCAGGTAGGGCCACATGCGCGGGTCTCAGTAGACGGGATCACCAGAGAATGGATTGTTGCCCGGGAACCAGGGGAAGCCCCCGAAGTTGATCGCGTTGCCGAACTTGTCCTGGCAGGTGGTCAGGATGTGGTCGCACCCGGGGTACAGGCGCACCGCCTGGCCGCCGGCCATCCCGTAGGTCGGCCCGACCAGGCCCAGCACGCCGGCCGCGTGGCTCTCGATCATCCGGCGGTCAGCGATGCCGGTCGCAATGTCCCACTCGACATAGCCGCCGGCCAGGTAGCCGTCGGGCAGCAGGTCGGCCTCGGGGACCGTGATCGACGCCCCGCCGACCGTGTCGATCACGCCCTCGATCCGGTAGGCCGTGCGATCGACGCCGCAGGCGCTGCCGTACAGGACGTGCGGGCACTGGCGCTGGAACAGTCGCCTCAGGCCGATCCGCCGCATGCTGGTGCTGACCGGCTCCAGCGTGATCTTGGCGGCGTTGCCGGCCCACTCGACGCCCAGGATCCGGCCGGTCCACAGCACCGCCAGCTCGGCGTCGCCGACGTGGTAGGCCTGCAGCGTCAGCGTGATGGTCATCGCCGGCGGCGCGACCCGGTAGAGGTCGGCGACCTCCAGATCGGCCGGCACGGTCAGCGTCAGCGAGGCGCGGGCTTTCTCGTGGCTGTCCTCGATCTCAGTTCGGCTGATCGAGTGCGCCGTGAAGGTCTGGTTGTCGACGACCACGTCGCGGTCGGCGCTGGTGTAGCGCCAGGCCTGATAGTCGCGCCGGAAGGTGTAGATCTCGACCGGCCGCCCGCCGTAGGCGCTGGTCTCGAAGGCCTCAAACGTCATGCTGGAATCCCCGGAAGCTGACCGCGACGTCGGCCACGTCGCCGGTCCAGTAGGCGAGCTCGATCTGGTCGGCATCCAGCCGCACCAGGGCCATGAACGACACCAGGGCCACGTCCGCGACCGCGATGTCGCGGCCGAGCGCGGCGTCGATCGTCATCCGCTCGACGGTCGGCGAGATGACCGCCGCCGAGGTGATCCGCCGGTAGTAGACCGCGCCGTCGGTCAGCTCGATCCGGATGTCGCGCCGGCCCGTACCCAGGCCCACGAACTTGACGTGATCGACATGCTCGAAGCTGATCGCCGCGTCCAGATCGTCGATCGGCGCGACCACCCGCAGGTCATCGGCCCATGTCGGCATCCAGATCGAGCCATGCCGGCCGCGCAGGGCGTAGGCCAGCCGGCGCCAGCCGTCGACCTCGGCGCGCGTCATGGCCGTGTAACGCAGCGAGTACCGCGGCAGCGGGATGCCGGCCTCGTCGTCGTAGACCGGCGGCCCGATGGCGTTGTCCAACTCGGCCAGCTTGCGCGAGTAGTCCAGCTCCGGCGCGCCGGCCCAGTTCGGCCGCGTGGCGAGCACCGGGTACCCGCGGTGCGTGGCCGTGCCAGCGTCGGCCGTGCCGATGACGGTCTCGACCACGTCGAAGGCCAGCCGCATCCCAGAGACGCCGGACGTCCACCGCTGCATGGTGGCCGACCCCTTGATGCGCGCCGGCCTGGCCGGGTAGACCGTGGTCGCCGTGGCCGGCCAGCTTGCCGACAGCGGCCGCTTCAGCAGAACGACCGATCCGGTGACGCTGTCGACCTCGACCACCTCGAAGGTGCGCGTGCCAGTCATGAGCATCAGGAGGCCGCCAGCCTGGAAGGCCCGCGTGCTGGTGTCGAGCGGCACCGACATCGCGCCGGCGGCCACGGCGACCGCCAGGGCCTGCCCGTCGGGCCAGATCGGTAGAGCCCAGGTGCGCGCGCCCCAGCCGTAGATCACGGCCTCGGCGTACCGCTGGTCAGCGTCGAGCACGACCGCGTCGAACTCCAAGGACTGCCGCGGCGCGATCCGCAGCGCGCGGCGCTGCTCTCGCCCGTCGAACGACGGCAGCACGTCGGTGCGCCACTCCAGGCGCTCCAGCACGCCGGCAGTCCAGTCCGGCAGGAACGACCACGCGGTGATCCGCGAGCCGGTCAGGCGCACGGTCGCGTCGACCGTCTGCCAGTCGAAGGTGTAGGTCGCGTCCAGCGTGGCCGGCCCGTCGACGCCGACCGTGAAGGTGAAGGCCAGCTCCTGCAGCGGCCGGAAAGGGTAGGGCGTGCTCACCGGTGAGGACAGCGAGACGCCATCGGTGCCGGCGCCGCTGATCTGGTTCAGCACCTCAGATCTGCGGTAAGCGTTCCACACGTAGAGCGTGACCGACTGCAGGCCGATGACGTTGCCCAGGTCGGTGACCAGCCAGCTGTAGTGCACGCGGTCGTAGAAGTCGCCACCGAAGGTGCCCACGGCCCCGCCGAGGTAGGCCGGTTGCGCAGGCGTCGCGGCGGCGCGGTTGACCGTCGGGCCAGCCGTCGACAGCGAGACCCCGGCCAGCTTCGCCGCTCGGTCATCGTTCGGGCCGACGTAGGGCGTGGTCGGCGCACCCGGCAGGACTTCGAGGGTCACGGCACCATCCGGAAGGCGTAGCCCCAGGATCCCGAGTTCTCGACGCCGGCCGGCGCGGACTTGCGGACGACAGGGAAGACCCGCCACTGATCGCTGCCGATCGTGATCACGTCGCCCGGGGTGATGTTGTTGATGCGCAGCACGCGCAAGTCGAAGGGCTGGCCCACGATCGACCGTTGCGTGCTGGATCCGTTGCGGCTTGCCATGACGATCGCGGGGAACAGTGGAGCTCGGCCGGTCAGGTTGGATGGCGCGACCTGCATCGGAGCGTAGATCAGGCTGCTCGCCCCCGATGAGCTGTTGCGGAAGCTGCCGAAGGCCCGATTGGCGTCGGATTCATTCCGGCTAAGTTTCAGGTACCTGGGAGAAAGCCCATCACTGTCAAAACGGACCATGGCCCCAAAGACACTTGAATCGCTGCAATACTCACACCAAGGGAAAATGTTGTCGCTAGCGCCTGGATCATTCGCATAGCTCATATTCGCAAAATATGGAGCAGATGCATAGGTATAGGCAGCGACTGCCGCTGCACCGACTTGATCGAATACACCAATCCCGAAGTGACGATAGCTGCCAGCGGAAACCTCGACGACGACGTGCAGGTACGACCGCACCGGGTCTCCGAAGAAATGGTAGCCAACAAACGGGCCAACCATCTTGTTTGCCGTCGCCGAAGCGCTTCGGTTTGGTTGTGAATCTGTGCCTCCACCGTTCGGTACCCAGGGGCCGGCGTACATGCTGACATTCACCCACGGACCGACGCCACCCCAGCCGCCAGAAGTAGTGTGGAGCAGACCCCAATACACACCGCCCTTGGACAGCATGAGTGCGTTCAGACCATTCCCCTGGCTGACGCCAGCGGTATTCGTCCGAACGCCGTGGTAGTCGATCGTCCAGCCGTGCGCCAGAGCGAAGACGCGCAGCTTGTTGAGCAGGTCGTTGATGTCGGAAGCTGATCCGGTCTCGTAGGCCATCGCGTCAGTCCAGGCGCACTGCGCCAAAATGGTATGTCTGGGTCCGGAAAACGTTGTTCACGATCAAGTGTTCAAACCCCTGATGTCTCACAGTAGCCTGAGAAGTCGTGCCGAATCCGGTCGTCCAGTAGAGCCCGTCATATTCGCCCCACCAGTGCGCAGGGTAGGCGCTGGCCTGCATGACGATAACGCACGGGATCAGGGGCCGGCTTCCACCGACGTTGTCGATCACGTACATGGGGAAGTCATAGGACACGTTGCCCGTCCATGCCGGCCACACCCGAGCGAAGTTGGAAGACGTCGAGGAACTGCCATCTGCCCCGCCGTTGGCGTACCGGTTTGCCCCGCCGACCCACTGACCAGACGGCCAATAGCAGATGACGCTGGCGTACGACGATACCCCCTGCGACCCAGGATCCATCGGAAATCTCTGCTGCGCATCGGTTTCGCTGTAACGCACGGCCGCGCCGCTGGTGGCTGCGCAGATGGCCGGGTAGGGGTGCACGCTGGGCGGTTCATACGGCAGGCCGAGACCGAGGTAGGCGACCTGAGTCGTCCCGCCGTGCGCCGTGACCAGGATGAACCGCTGGCCGTTGGCGACGATCCAGTAGGTGATCGGCGTGGTCCCGAGGTTGGTGTAGACCAGGCCAGACGACCCGGGCTGACCGGCCTTCCACGAGCCGTCAGCCACCCAGCCGCGCGAGACGTTCCACCGGATGCTGTAGGCGTCGGCGGACGTGCTCCACCACGTAGAGCCGTGCACGTAGATCTGGCGCGTCCCGTCCAGGCCCGGGGCCTGCCAGGCCCACCGCGCGCTGTCGAGTGCCCAGATCCCGCCGGACGGGTCGGCCAGGGTCGGCAGCAGGCGGAGCGTGCCGATAATCACTGCGCCGGTGCCGCCGCTCATGTCCATGCGCCAGTAGCGGTGCGCGCCCGGGTCGGTGGCGATGGTCATGTAGGCCGCTTCGCTTTCGGCCCAGGTCGTCTTGTTGAAGGTGCCGGCGGTCGTCCACGCCGCGCCGGGGTCGTCCCGGTACTGCAGGGTGAAGCTGCGCGGCATCCGTTCGGCCGGGCTGTAGGCGCCCAGCAGCACGCGCCGCACCGTCGACGGGTGGCGCATGACCCACTCGATGTACGCCGTCGAGCCCGTCGCCGTGGCGGTCGATAAGGCGCTGCCGTCGACCAGGGTCTCGTGGGTGGCGAGGTTGGTCGTGACGCTGCGCGCGTCGGCGTAGCCCTCGCGCTGCAGGCGTTGCCAGGGTTGCGCGGTGTTGATGGTCCAGACGTCGCCGGCCTGATAGGCCGTGGTGCCGGCCGTGAGCTTGAAGGTGATCTTCGAGCCGACGAATGTGGTCCCGACAGTGGCCGTGCCTTGCGAGCCCGAGACGCTGCCGACGACCGAGAAGCTGGTCGGGCTGGTGGCCGTCAGGGTGAAGGTCTCGGCGATGCTGGTCGCGGTGCCCAGGTACTCGACGAGGTCGCCGTCGCCGACGCCCACGAAGCGCTTGCCCCAGGCGTGGCCGGTGGCGGTCAGGAAGGCGTCGAGCCGGTCGAGCAGGTCGACGTAGTCGGTGGCGGTGCCGGTGGTGGTGCTCATGGTCAGCGGCCGATGGATTGAGAGACGGCGCCGGGGTTGCGGCTGATGACGTTCAGGACCGCGCGCTCGCCTGCGGCCGATTCTAGGTAGCCCGACACCAGGGCCGGGTCCATGACGTTGACGATGCGGTACCCGCCGCCGCCCTGGCCCTTGTTGGACGCGGCCACCTCGGCGCGCGACTGCACGCGCTCGCCTTCCTGCAGGATGGCCGGCACCTCGCCCGCCTTCAGGCCCAGCACGCCGGAGCCGGCGTGGAAGCGCGGCGCGCCGGCGAACAGGGCCGGGTGCACCTGGCGGCGCGTGCCCTGGCCGGCCATGCCGCCGGAGTGCTTGACGTTGGCGCCGACGCTCATGCTCGCGGCCGTGGTTTGGCCGAGACCCGGGTAGATCGCATCCAGGGCCTGCAGGACCAAGAAGGTCGCCAGCGCGCGCGCGGCGATCTGGGCCATGCTGGCCGCGAAGCTGGCGACGAAGGACTTGATCCTCTCGCCGGCGCTGGTGCTGCTGTCGCCCAGGCTGACGAAGAAGTTAGAGAGCGCATCAATCCCGGCGTTTGCCGTGTTGCGCGCGAGGCTGGCGCCCATGTCGTCGAGTGCCGCGACCAGCTCGACCCGCAGCTTCTGGATCGGCGTCTGGGCCTCGTCGCCGATCTTCTTGATCGCCGCGCCGACGGCCTCGGCCGACTGCAGCAGCGCGGGATCCTTCAGGGTCGCGGCCATGCCCTGCAGCTCGGCGTTGACCGGCGCCAGCCGGGTAGCCGCATCGGCGCCGGCCGCGGCCGATTCCTGGCGGCCCTGTTCGGGGGTGATCTGGCCCAGGTTCACCCGGTTCTCGATCGCGGCGCGCTTGCGGTCCAGTGCGTCGAGCTCGCGCTCGGCCAGCGCGCGCAGCTCGTCGAAGCGGGCCTTCGCCGCACCGGTGTCGATCAGCCCGCGGATCAGGTCCACGCCCGCCGTGTTGCCCTCGGCCTCCAGCTGGCGCAGCAGGTCGGCGTACTGCTGCTCCAGGCGCAGGCGCGCGGCCTCGGCGCTGCGGCCTTCGTTCTCCAGCTGCTGGATCTTGGCGGCCGACAGCTCGGCGTCCAGCTTCTTCTGGTCGGCGGCCAGCTCGCGGGACGTGCGCTGCGTGATGTCCGCGCGCTGGCGCTCCAGCAGCTCGACCTCGGCGGCGGCCTTGATCTTGTCGGCTCCAGGCTTGGCGGCCGCGACCTGCGCCCTGGCGATCTCGATCGACCGGTCCAGCGCGGCGAGCTCGATCCCCTCGCGCGACCGGTAGTAGTCGGCCATCGCCAGCTTGCCGTCAGAGTAGAGCTGATCCAGCAGACTGGTCTGCCGCTTGGCGCTGTCGGCCAGCAGCTTTTCCTCGGCGTCGAGCTGGGCCCTGCGTGCGGCTGCAGCGGCGTCGGCGGCCTTCTTGTCCGCGTCCTTGTCGGGTGATGTCTTGAACTTGCCCGTGCTGGTGGCGCTGGTCTTCGCTCGCCCCGCTGCACGGCCAGCCACGGCCGCCGCGCCGGTGGCCTTCGCGCTGGCCAGCGCCTTCTCTCGCTCGCCGAGGATGTCGTCAACCTGCGACTTCACGGCGGCCATCGACGCCTTGACCTTGGCGTTACGGCGCGCGACTGCAGCCTCGATCGTGTCGTCGGTGAAGATGGCCGCGAAGGCCTCCTTCAGTAGACGCGCGTCGGCCAGGAATCTGTCGACCATGCCCGCGAAAATGGTCGTCGCGATCCGCACCGCAGTTCGGATGTTTGTCGGAAGCTCCAAGAAGGCCCTCGACAGCAGCTGCACCGCGTCCTCGCCGGTGCCGACGATGTCCTGTGTCGCCTCGCGGATGATGCCGACCGCGTCGCGCACGTCCTGCACGATCGCCCCGAAGGCATCGCCCCAGGCGGCCGCGAACTCGACGATCGACCCGATGACCTCGTCGGACGACAGCCACAGGGCGAGCTCGGAAATCGCGGTCGCAAGCCCGCCGGTCGCGCCCGCGGTCTGGTCGAAGACGCCGATCAGCAGCGTCGCGCTATTGCGCAGCTGGGTGAAGGCCTGGCCGACCGTCATCGGCAGTTGGGCGAATTGCGCGGCCACCGCGTCACGCTGCGACTGCAGGGCCTTGATGACCTGCTCGGCGGTGATCTTCCCTTCTTCGCCGTACTTGCGCAGCTCGCCCCGGGTGATCCCCATGCCCTTGGCGATCGCGTCGGCCAGGGCCGGCGTCTGCTCAAGGACGCTGTTCAGTTCCTCGCCGCGCAGCGTGCCCGACGCCAGGCCCTGCCCCAGCTGCTGCAGCGCGGCCTCGGCGGCCGGGCCGGCGGCGCCGCTGACCTGGGCCAGCTGCTGGATGGTCTCGACCACCTGCAGGATCGTCTCTTGCCCGACGCCGGCGTCCTTGGTCGCGTTGGCGATCTTGGTGTAGAGGTCGACCACGCCGCCCAGGTCGGTGCGGGTGCGCTGCGCGACGTCGAACAGCTCGACCTGTGCGCGGGCCAGCTCGTCGGTCGAGGCCGTCGCCAGCTTCAGCCGCGCCGTCATCAGGGCGAACTCGTCGGCGGTGGCGACCGCCTTCATGACGGTGGCAAGGCCGGCCAGCGAGCCCAGCAGGCCGCCCAGGCTCGACACGGCGCCGCGGATCTGGCTCGACATCGCGTCAAAGCCCTTGCCGCCACCCGCGGCGGCGTTGGCGGCCTTGGCAAGCTCGCGCATCTCCGACCGCAGGCCGTCGAGCTCTTTCCGCAGGCCGGCCGCCGACGCGCCGATGGTGAATTCGAGGTCGTTAGCCACGCTGGCCCCTCAGTTCCTTGATGTAGGCCTTCCAGGCCTTGCCGTCGGCCTGGGCCATGCGCGCGGCGATGGCGTCACCCAGGCGGCGCGCGGACTCTTGTCGCTCGATCGCGGCCAGCCAGCCGCGCACCTGGGCGATGGTGTAGCCGCGCACGTCGGCCCAGGTGTGCCCGTGCTGGATCAGGGCCTGGGCGGCGTCGATCCAGCCCCAGGCATCGCCGCTGCGGCCGCCTGCATGAGCGTCGTCAGGCGGCCCGGCAAAAAATCCCGATTGACGTCCATGACGGCGCGCAGCAGGCGCAGCGAGTCGGGGATGCCGGCGCCCTGCACCTCGGCCAGTTCCAGGCCGGACGCGGCCGACATCGCGGCGATCACGTCGTCGCCGTGGCGCGCCACCAGGCCCAGCAGCGCGGCCGGGCCAGGGTCGGCCAGCGCGGCGGCCATCGCATCGGCTGCAGGCTGCAGCGCGCGGGCGAAGGCCGGAAGCTGGCCGATCGTCAGCGGCCGGATCTGCACCGGCCGGCCGCGGAAGACGACCTCGCGCGGCGGCGGGTCGATCAGGTCGAGGTCGTCGGCCACGGCATCAGTCCTCGATGTCGACCTTGAAATACTTGGACACGCCCGCGCCGGTCTTGGTGGCGTCGCTCAGAAGCTCGCCGCTGACCTCCATCGCGCCGAAGTCCTCGCCGATCGCGGCCAGCTGCTGCATGAAGCCCGGCTTCACGCGGTGCGCGGTGATCTTCACCTTCTTGCCGCTGCGCGCTTCGTTCAGGCCCACGAAGACGAACTCGTACTCCTTGCCCGATGCCGTCAGCATCTCGACCTTGGTCGCGCCGGCCTTGGTGTAGGCGCGCGTGATCGCCTCGCCGTCGGTCATCGCCGCGCCCGGCAGCAGGAAGACGCCACCCGGGCGGACTTCGTAGTCGGTGCCCACGACCAGGGCAACCTTGCCCATGCAGGTCCACGTCACGGTGCCGTCGACCACGGTGCCGCCGACCGTGGTCGGGTAGGTCGGGATCGTCGCGCCGCTGGTGCCGGCGGTCGTGGCCTTGTAGTAGAAGCCGTTGGCGGTGGCCGGGATGACCAGGGCGCCCAGGGCGTAGACGGCGGTGTTGGCCCGCGCGACGGCCGCAGCGCCCGCGGTGATGACCGGCGCGACCACGTCGTTGGGCAGGAAGTCGAACGGCAAGAAGGCGTCCTTGTAGCCCACCGAGGTCTCGGCCGCGACGGTGCCGGCGGCGATGGTCGACGCGGTGCCGTAGCCGAAGCGGGCCAGGTTCGCGCCGTTCATGTCGTGCGCCGTCAGCGAGACGGTGACGGACGTCACCCGCTTCACGGTGTTGCGCGTGCCGCCGCCGGTGGTGGTGTAGTCGGTCAGCTTCTTCTCGTCCTCCTCGACCGCGAAGTTGATCGCGCTCAGGTTGCCGAGCTCGATCAGGCCGGCGGCCGCGCCGCGCTCGCGCGCGTACATCTGGCCGGAGCCGAGGTAGCTGTAATCGGTCAGGGGCATGGTGGTTTTCTCCGATCAGGGCGTGCCGCGGAAGGTCGCGGCGCAGTTGAAAGCCAGGGGGACGTGGCAGTAGCCGGCATCGTATTCGGGGCCCGGAGCCGGGGACAGCCGCAAGAACCTGCCCCCGGGCAGGGGGTGGCCCAGCAGCGCGCCCAGCACCTGCTCGGCCAGCGTGGACGCTGCAGCGCGCGCCGCGTCGACCTTGCCGGCACCGGCGGCGCTCTTGGTGGCGACCACCACCAGCCAGTCTTGCGTCACGCGCTGGATCGCGCCGTTGCCGACGTCGCTGCCCGGGGTGTACCCGTCATAGAGCACCCAGACGGCCGGCGCGCGCTGGCGCATCGCGGGCACCTGCTCCAGCTCGGCCAGCGGGCCGACGTGCACGTCAGGGCCCAGGCGGTCGCGCAGGCGCGCCAGGATCGCGCCTTCGATGTCATCCCACACGGGCAGCCCCCTTTCGTTCGGCGGCCTCGAAGTGCGCCCGCAGCGCGCGGACGACGTCGATCGCCCAGGGCGTCGGCAGGGCCACGTCGCCGCCGCGGCGCATCGGCAGGAACGGCCGGGCCTGGATGGTCACGCGCTTGGCGAAGACGATCGCGCCGTTGGGGCCGGGGAAGGCCAGGCGCTTTGCGTTGCGCGGGCCGATGGTGGCGCCGAACTGATGCACCGGCGCCTGCAGCTTGTTCGTGCCCACGGTCACGCCCTCGGCGGTCGCTCGTTGGGTGATCGAGGACCGAAGGGCGCCGGTGTTGACCAGCGGCTGGCCGGCCTTGCCGGTGGCGTTGGCCTGGGCCTGCGCGCGGCCGTACTTCGTCAGGCGGCCGGTCGCGCTGCTGACGCGCGGCGCGCGCCACTTGATCGGCAACCAGGGCTTGCCCCACGGGTCCACGCCGAAGGCAAAGCACAGCCGGATGCGGTTGACCAGCACGCGGCCGATGGTGGCGTAGACGCTGCGCATATCGCGCGCGGCGGCCTGCCACACCGCGATCTTGGCCTCGGCGCGTGAGTCGTCGATCTTGAAGGTCAGGAACCCCACGGGTGCACCTCAGTTCTGAAGCCGGAAGCTGGTCGCGGCCAGGTTGAAGGTCGAGGCGTTGCTGGCGACGGTCATGCCGAAGTCCACACAGCACACCAGCTCATCGGCTGACGCCGCGCCGCCGCGGCGCTTGTAGCAGATGGCCTTGCGCGCGCTGATCGTCGACGCCGGCCACGCCACGGCGCCGAGCGTGATCGTCGTGCGGCTGGTGCTCGCGTCCTTCATGACGGCGACCGTGCAGGCCTGGCCGCCGGCCGAGTAGCCGGTGCCGCTGACCTCGTTCGTCACCTGCGACCGCTTCGTGTGCGCGTTCTTGTCCTCGGTGTAGCCCGACCCGACCAGCATCCAGTGGAAGGTGTCGGTGTCGAAGTCGATCGCGCCCCGGGCCAGGTCTTCGAGCGCGGACGTGTAGAGGACGGTTGCCATCGTCAGAAGCAGCGCAGGCTGTCCATGGTGAAGACGCGATCAGCACTGAAGCCGTCCATCGCGCTCGGTGCCGCGGCGGCCTCGCCGGTGGCACCAGGCGGTAGGGCCAGCCGGCCGGCGGCCAGGTCGCGCAGCTGGGCCAGCACGTCGTCGAAGCGGCGGCGGATGTTGTCTGGCGCGGCCTCATCCCACAGCCGGAAGCGCGCGATGTCGGCAGCCCAGCCGCTCACGATGTCGGGCACGACCAGCAGCGGCAGCGGGTAGCGCGCGGCCAGGTAGCCGTCGATCAGCGTCGCCGCATCGGCGCAGGCCGCATCCAGGGCGGCCAGCTCGCCGGCCTCCTCGGTGCCGCTGCGGTCGTCATCCAGAAGCTGCGCGATCTCGTCGGCGCCGAAGCGGGCCTCCAGGCCTGCGCGGTCAATGTAGGGCATGGGTTTGATCCTGTTCAGGCTGGCTGATTATCGGCCTGTTGCCCAGATCGACGCGCTTCCACTCGCCGTCGGACAGGCCCCGGTCGTTCTCGTAGACCTCGGTCATCTGCTCTTTCTTGTGCCCCAGCAGGCCCTGCCGGTTCACGGCCTGGCCGCTGGTTGCGGCGCCTTGGGCCTTGAATGCCCGCGCGCACAGAGAGCGGGCCTCGTGCAAGCTCGGCCACTCCCGCGGCCCGTAGGCGCCCAACCCCTCGACCGCAACGATCAGCTCGTGAAAGCGGGTACTCAGCGAAGACTTTTCCAGCGGCGTTCCGTTGCTCTTGCGGAGCATCGTCTCGCCTGGCGTCGAGTAGGCCCGGCATTCCTCGATCACTTCGCCCAGGCTCATGCCGATGGCATCCAGGCGCAGCGCGAGCGGGATCTCCAGCCGCGCGCCGACCTTCTTGCCCGCCTTCTTCTCTTGCTCGACTCGCAGGTACTGCTGGCCGTCGGTTGCGTCCGTGATGACGTCCGTGAAGCGCATGCGCACCAGGTCGCCGCGGCGCTGCCCCGTGATGATCGCCAGCAGCAGCATCGGCCGGATCCATCGCTGCGGATGACTGTCGGCGATGGAAAGCATCGCCTGCCAAACCTCGAAGCGAAGGCGCTTCCGCTTGATCGTGTGCGCCGGCGACTTGAGCACGGCCGCCGGGTTGCTCTCGCTCCACCCGTTCTCGATCGCAACGGTCAGCGCCTGCCGCATCTCTCGCAGCACGCGGCCGGCCGTACTGCTGTTCTCGCGCGGAAACGACCGGATGCCCGCGGAAATGTCCAGCGGCTTTAGTGCCGCAATCTCCCGTTCGCCCCACAGGCGGCGGCAGTGCGCGAGGATCGTCCGCTTGTTGCTGACGGTCTGCGGCGAGTAGCCGCGTTCCGCGATCTCGCGCTCGTAGACGTCGATCCACTGGTTGACCGTTCGCCCGTCGCCCTTCTGCCCGCCGCCCGCCACGGCCGCCAGCGCGGCCTTGAGCATCTTCTTCAGCTTCTTCTTCTTCACGCAGCCCCCTGCATCGACATGATGCGGGGACTGTAGGAAGACCGGTCAGGCAGCGTAACACCCCGAACGAGCGCACTCGATCGGGGGGTGGGCCGGGGAACTTTTCGATTCGCACCGCTCAGGGGATGGGAATCAGCTCAGCGTCAGGCTGTCGATCTTGGCGGCCGACGGCGTGGCTGCGGCGAATCCGGACACGTAGGTGACAGCACCTCGACCATCGGCATAGGTCGTGTCCGTCACGGTGATGGCATTCGTCCACGTCCCACCGGCGTCCGTCGAGTATTCGAGTTTGATCGTGGACCCGATGCACGACGCGCGATAGCGATTGGCGGATGCTGGCGCATACGTCAGGCTGCCGATCATCGTGGCGACACCACCCGCGTCAAATCGGTAGATGCGCAGCGACCCGTTAT